TACAGAGAAGCTGGAGACATAGGGTCAATGCCCTTTGTAAAAACTTTAGAGGATTGGGCTAAGTTTGATGTAAACAACAGAACAAAGTATGATGCGTCAATTAGTTCAGGACTAGCCATTATGGCCAACCAAAAACACCTATATAAACCCGAAGTTAGACAATCAAAAATAAAGATTAACTTTGCAAGGTATAATAACAAGGGTAGTAATAGCCAATTATTAAGATAGATGCAGAAAATTAGCGTAGATATACCATCGGCTTATTTCCCCGACCAGTTTGTTTCTGATGAAAAGAAAGCAACTCCTGAGTTCGGATTAAGAATTGGACAAGCAATCCAATACGAATGGTTTAGAAAAGATGGTAGTCGAGGTAGGTACTATAATAGGTATCGAAAGTTTCACAAAATGAGATTGTATGCTCGTGGAGAGCAGTCGATAGCAAAGTATAAAAAAGAAATTGCTGTAGATGGGGATTTGTCTTATCTAAACCTTGATTGGACACCTGTGCCTATTATACCTAAGTTTGTTGACATTGTTGTCAATGGCATGTCAGATAGAATATTTGATGTTAAGGTTGTGGCTCAAGACCCTATATCTGTTCATAAAAGAACCACGTATCAGCAAAACCTAAAAGCAGAAATGGTTGCTTCGGCAGAGCTAGATCAAATTATGGATGCTTTCGGGGTTGATGCATTTACTATGGATAGGGTTGACACTCCAACAAACGACGACGAGTTGGATTTGATTATGCAACTTAAGTATAAGCCCTCGATAGAAATAGCTGCAGAAACAGCAATATCTACTGTCTTAGAAGATAATTTTTACGAGGACTTGAAAAAAAGAGTAAACTATGACATCGCTGTTTTGGGCATGGGTGTTGCCAAGCATGAGTTTAATTTAGGCTCTGGGGTAGAATTAAAATATGTTGATCCATCTGACGTAATACATAGTTACACAGAGGATCCTTATTTTAAAGATTGCTTTTATTGGGGCGAAGTTAAAACCGTGCCTGTGGGGGAGTTGATTAAAATAGACCCCTCATTAACCACAGAAGATTTAAAAGAAATTTCAGAGTATAGCTATGGCTTTTATGATTACAACAACGAGCCTAGCACCTATGGGGATGACACCTTTAGAAAAGACACCGCAACCCTTCTTTACTTTAACTACAAAACCACAAACACATTTAAGTACAAGAAAAAGGTGTCAGAAAATGGCTCTGTAAAAATAATTGACAAGCCATCGGACTTTAACCCCCCAAAAGAAATGATGGAGGATGGGAAGTTTGAGATGGTGGAAAAAACTATTGACGTTTGGTATGAGGGTGTGATGGTGATGGGTACGAGCATTATTCTCAAATGGAATCTTATGGAGAATATGGTTAGGCCCAAATCTGCTTCTCAGCACGCAATACCAAACTATGTTGCTGTAGCCCCTAGGATGTACAAAGGCAATGTTGAATCTCTTGTAAGAAGAATGGTTCCATTCGCTGACCTTATTCAAATTACCCACCTTAAGTTACAGCAAGTAATGAATCGAATGACTCCAGATGGAGTTTTCATTGATGCGGATGGTCTTAATGAGGTTGATTTGGGCACAGGTGCGGCATACAATCCCGAAGATGCATTAAGGTTGTACTTTCAAACAGGGTCTGTTGTTGGGCGTTCATTTACCCAAGACGGAGACTTTAATAATGCTAGAGTTCCTATTCAGCCCATAACTGGGCATTCGGGTGGTCAAAAAATGTCTGCGCTAATAAACAACTATAATCACTACTTAAGAATGATTAGAGATGTGACGGGGCTAAATGAAGCTAGAGATGGCTCAATGCCTGATTCAAATGCATTAGTGGGGGTTCAAAAACTAGCGGCGGCAAATTCTAATACTGCAACACGACACATTCTTGATGCATCTCATTTTGTAACTAGAGAGCTTGCTCAAGCTATATCTATGCGTATTTCAGATGCTATGGAGTACATAGATCATGCCGAGGAAATAGCGATGCAAATAGGTCGACACAAGTCTGAAATAATAAAAGACATTAGTGAATACTACTTGTACGACTACGGCATATTCATAGATGTATCTCCTGATGAAGAAGAAAAAGGAAGACTTGAGCAAAACATTCAATTAGCCATTCAAAAGGGTGATATTGGGCTAGAGGATGCTATTGACATCAGAGAAATAAAAAACACGAAAACTGCCAATCAATTACTTAAAGTAAAGAAATCAAAAAGAGCAGACCAAGTCCAAGCCGATGCTATGGCGCAAATGCAGTTTAAGGCGGAAATGGACAACCAAAACAAACAAGCCGAAATACAAATGCAGGCAATGAAATCTCAAATAGAGTCCGAATCAAATGTCAAAGAGATGGCAATTAGGGCTAAGTTTGAAATGGAAAAAATGATGAGGGAAACCGAAATGAAAGCCTTATTAATGCAAAAGCAATTTGAGTTTGATTATCAATTGGCTGAACTTAAAGAATCCAAGTTAGAAGAAAGAGATATCGCCAAAGAAGACGGTAAAAAGACAAGAATAGACCGTCAAAACACTCAACAATCCAAACTTATAAACCAAAGAAAAAATAATCTTCCTCCGATGAGTTTTGAAGACAAAGGGCCTGGAGTAAACTTACAATTCCCTAATATGCTACAAAATTTTAATATGGAAGAAAATACTAACTTTGAGTAAAATTTAATCTATGGAAATTAAAGTAAGAGACCTTGGCTCTGAGGAGTCAAAGTCAAGTCAACAGATTGAGCAAGAGCTATTAGACAAGCATGAGCAATCTTTGAATGAAGAAAAACCGGTTGTAAATACTGTTGAAATTGAGAAGGAGGGGCAAGAAGTTCAGCAGGAAGAGCAACCAAAGGAAGAAAAGTCATTTAGTGACGAAGATGTTCTTTCATATATATCTGACAGATATGGTAAAACTATAGACTCTGTTGATGAGTTACTTGCTGAAAGGTCTCAATCAGAAGATTTACCTGAAGACGTTGCAGCCTACTACAAGTATAAAAAAGAAACTGGTAGGGGCATGGATGACTTCATAAGACTAAACAAATCCTCTGATGACTTTAATGAAGATGACTTATTGCTAAATTATTATTTAGAAACAGAGGATGGCCTTGATAAATCTGACATTGAAGACATGATGTATGACAAGTTTCATATGGATGAAGATTTAATGGAGGATAGAGAAATCAAGGCTAAAAGAATAGAAAGGAAAAAGGAGCTCGCTAAAGCTAAGAAGCACTTTAATAACCAACGAGAAAAGTATAAGGCCCCGCTTGAGTCAAGTGCCGCCATCTCGGAGGATGATAAAAATGCTTTACAGCAGTATAGAGAGTACCTTAATAGTGCCGAAAGTGAGAGGCAGGAAGCGGAAAGAAGAGTCGAGTGGTTCAATCAAGAAACTTCAAAAGTATTCAATAATGATTTCAAAGGTTTTGATTTCAGCATTGATGACAAATCATACACGTTCTCTCCAGGTAATGCTAGGGATTTAAAAAAGTCTCAATCCGACATAGTAAACTTTATAAGTAATTACGTTGGTGAAGATGGCTTGATTAAAGATTCAAAGGGTTATCACCGAGCACTATCAGTGGCTATGAACCCTGATAAATTCGCCAAGTTCTTTTATGAACAAGGGCGGGCCGAGGCCATAGAAGGTGACGCAAAGCGTGCGAAAAACATCAAAATGGATGTTCGTCAAACGCCAAAGGGATCTTCTGACGGAGGGTTCAAGGTTCGTGCTGTAGACTCAGGTCGAAGCATGGGCTTAAGGATAAAAAGTATTAACAAAAAAAGCTAAAAAACTAAAACATGGCTGGATCATTACAAGCGGGGTCTGTCGCATTAACCCCCCACGGTAGTAAGGCAACATTGCCTTCTAACTATATAAGCGACTTTAAATTCTTGGATCAGTATCTACCCGATACTTATGAAAAGGAATTTGAGCGATATGGAAACAGAAGCATTGCTTCTTTTATGAGAATGGTAGGTGCTGAGATGCCCACTAACTCTGACCTCATCAAATGGGCAGAGCAAGGTCGTCTCCACGTTAAATTTGAGGGTGCTACGATTTCAGGAACTACTGGGTCTACTACAGCTCAAAGATTTAACATTGTACCTGCTGGTTCACCTGCTGCTTCAGCAATTCCAGTGAGAGTTGGTCAAACTCTTGTTGTTTCTGATGAGGCCGCTGGGTCTACTAAGACTGACAAGGTTATTGTAACAGCTGTAGCTGGAGGTGGTAGTGGTATCACTGTTGCTCCATACGCTGCTACTCCAAGCATTGTTGATGGATTAACAGTAACTGCATTTATTTATGGTTCTGAGTTCCGTAAAGGAGATACTGGAATGGAAGGCTCTATCGAGGCTGAAGACAATATCTTCGAGAACAAGCCAATCATTCTAAAGGACAGATATACTGTTGCTGGTTCTGACATGGCTCAAATCGGATGGGTAGAAGTTACAACTGAAAATGGTGCTACAGGTTACCTATGGTATCTAAAATCAGAGCACGAGACTAGGCTTCGTTTTGAGGACTACCTCGAAACTTCTATGGTTGAGGCTGTTCCTGTTGAAACGAACTCAGGTGCTGCTGGAGCATTAGCGACTAGTGCATACGGTTCACTACCTGCTGGGTCTTCATTGGCACAAACAGGTGGTTCTGAAGGATTATTCCACGCAGTAGAGAATAGAGGAAATGTTTGGAGTGGTGGTAACCCAACTACTCTTTCTGACTTTGACTCTATCATTCAGGTTCTTGACAAGCAAGGTGCTATCGAAGAAAACGTATTGTTCTTAAACAGACAGTTCTCTTTCGACATCGATGATATGCTTGCTGCTCAGAACTCTTATGGTGTAGGTGGTACTTCTTACGGTCTTTTCGACAACGACGAAGAGATGGCATTGAACCTCGGATTCACAGGATTCCGCAGAGGATATGACTTCTACAAGTCTGACTGGAAATACCTCAACGATGCCACTATGAGAGGAGGCGTAAAAGCTGGAAACATCAACGGTATTCTTGTACCTGCTGGTTCTACAACTGTTTACGACCAAATTCTTGGCAAAAACGCTCAACGTCCGTTCTTACACGTAAGATATCGTGCGTCTGAGTCTGAGGACAGAAGATATAAAACTTGGATGACTGGTTCTGCCGGTGATGTAAGAACTTCTGATCTTGATGCAATGGAGGTTCACTTCTTATCAGAGCGTGCGCTTTGTGTTATGGGAGCGAATAACTTCGTTATGTTTAAGAACTAATATTTCTTAATTAATGGGGGAGGCAACTCCCCCTTTTTTAAATTTTAATCAAATGAAAGATAAAATATACGTGCTGACGCAAGATAGAGCACCACTAAACTTCTTGTTGGCTTCAAGGCACACGCACCGAAGCCCTCTGTTACATTTTGACGGAAAAACAAATCGAGCCCTTAGATATGCTCGCAACCAAAAAACACCATTCGAAGATGAGCAAGATGGCAACGCCATTTTAGAACCAATCATTTTCAAGGATGGCTTTCTTCACGTTCATGCCACCAATCCTGTTCTTCAGCAGTTTATGGATCTCCACCCTGGGAATGGAGGTATATTCATGGAGCTTGATACTGAGAGGAACGCTCAGGAGGAGTTAGATATTATTAGTGCCGAGGTAGATGCCTTAATAGCTGCTAAAAGTCTTGATATTCAAACAATGGAGACATTGGGTCGAGTATTCTTAGGACTTAACACAGAGAAGATGTCATCTGCTGAATTAAAGCGAGATGTCATTCTGTTTGCTAAAAACAATCCTATTGAGTTCTTGGAGGCATTAGAAGACCCTATGCTTGAGATTCAAGACATAGTAGCTAAGATTTTTGAGGAGGGATTATTGTCTATGCGTAACAAGAACAAGGACATTTACTTCAACCTTCCTGGGAACAAAAAGAAACTTACTAGCGTCCCTTATGGAGAAGACCCACAGCACATTGTGGTATCATTGCTTCAGCAGGATGGGGATATTCTAAATATGTTCGAAAAACAATTATCTAAGAAAAAGGGTGAATAATAAATATTTATCTATATATTTGAATCGCTAAATGTTCATAATTATTGTTTAGAGGGCCCTCTCGGGGGTCCTTTTTTATTTAGTATATTTGCGTCATGGAAAAATATTTACGTATAAACTCATTAGCTGTAGCCAAGGCCGCAGATACAAGTGTTGCTCCTAACACAAACAATGAATTAAAAGGAAGTGGAGCTATTGATTTCACAGCAGTAGCTGAAGCAGGAGACTTTGTCTTAATTTCAACAGGTGGTAGCAATGGCCCTGCGTATGCGCTTGATAAAGTAGTAAGCGTAACTGATGCTGACGAATTAATACTAAACACAACGTCTACATTCGGGATACCAACAGGCAAGCAGTTTCAAATATACGACAAGGACACTCGAAGAGATAACATTATTAGATGTAATGATATTGTATCTATAGTTCAAATAGGAGGGGCTAGAGACGTCGCTGCGGGCTCTCCAATTGTTGGCCTGATATATACTGGCATTGAGATTCAGTATACGGGCGGGGCTATGTTAACGATTGTGTTTGAAGGTAATGACCCAAACGAAACCAAGGCAGGGCTTTTCCTAGATGCTCTTATCAATCAGATAGAAACACACTTGCAGTCTAGTGCCACCAAGGTAATGGCAGACTTTGTTATTCCTCCAGGCTCAGAAGATTTTGTGGCCATACAGAGAGGTTCAGCAGCAGTTGCAGTTTCTTAGTATATTTGCAGAGTATTTTTTTTACCATAAATTTTTTTTACCATGGATACAAAGTATTTAGAAGTAACTGTCAAGAACGAGCAAACTCAGTTGGTTCGTATCAGTGACATTATTATTGTAGAGCAGGCAGGCACTGCTAAAGTTGAAATCACCTATGTTGGTGGCAAGAAAGTGACTATTAATCACGACGCTATGGCTGCTAACAACGAGGAGGTTAGAGATAGAATTGAGTCAGCAATTGTTGATGCGTTGCAAACAAAGTGGAGGGACATTGTTCATCCTCTTTCTTTAGCAGGCATTACTGACGCTGGAGGTGCTGTACCTGAAGTAACATCTATTGATATTGCTTAATAAACTATATTTTTAGTTTTAACTAGGGGTCGTTTTCGACCCCTTTTTTATTTTGTATCTTTAGCGTTATGATTAATGAGGTTCGCCAAACTGTACTCGCTATAGCGAATAAAAATAATTACGGATATATTTCTAGGCTTGATTTCAATCATTTTGCAAGACAGGCTCAATTAGAAATATTTAAAGAGTATATGTATGATTACAATACTCACGTTAACAAGCAAAATAAAAGGGTTTCAGTAAACCAATCTACAACCAGTCCTGTGGCATCTAACGATGGGTATGCTGACCTTGCGGAGCGTAAAAGACAAGTTATAGAGATATTCTCAACCTTAGCACCATTAGGCAACGCCACTGATGGGCATGTGTATGATAAGCCTAGCGACCTGTATCTTCTTAATAAACTCTTTTTTTATGATACTGAAAGGGTATCGGGCACAAAGGAGAGTGCGGTTAGTCCCAATAAGCTAGTAGATCCTTCACTTACGGGGGTGTCTGCATTTGGGAATACAGCGTCCGCAGGTGACTTGGTTGTAAACACTGATGATAACACCTTGGCCTTTGTGGTGGAGGTGGAGAGTGGTACTTCGCTGAAGATTACCGACAATATTTTTGGGGCGGGGGCGCTTAAATACAAAATATTCAATCCTAGTAAGTATAGTGAGATTGAGATACAGGACCCCTCGAAAATATTTAACCTAGCGGCATCTACGTTGGTTAATCCATCTACTATGTTTCCGTCTTGCTTGATGCAGGCTGATAACATTATAATGTATCCTAACACTATAACAAACCCTGGTAGCGTAATAACTCAATACGTAAGAAACCCAAAAGACCCAAAATGGACAGGGGTGACTGTTGGTGCTGCTCAAGGTCAAGAAATATTTGATGCCACCGCTTCTGATTTTCAGGATTTTGAGTTGCCAAAGTCTGAGATACCATATTTAATATCTAAAATTCTACTTTCGGCAGGCATGTCAATAAGGGAAACGGAGGTAACTCAAGCAGCGGCAGGGTTAGTAGGTTTAAATTCAAACGAAGATAGATAATGCCATATTTAACAGGATATCAATATTATGAAAATGCAGGTGCAGTTCCTGAGAATGCTAATTGGGGCTCATATCAGTATGTTCCGCTAAAGGACATTGTCAATAATTTTATGATGATGTACACGGGCAACAACGAGATGCTAGCCAATGTATCTAGAGCCCAAGTTATATTTTATGCAAAGCGTGGTATTCAAGAATTAAACTACGATGCATTTAAGGAAATAAAAGCATTGGAACTTGAGGTTTGTGATAATCTGAGGTTTGTTTTGCCTCCTGACTTTGTTAATTGGATAAGAATATCTCTATACAAAGACGGTGCGTTATTCCCTTTAACAGAAAACATTCAAGCCAATAGTGCTATATCTTACCTTCAAGACAATGATTGTAGAATTTTGTTTGACGAGACGGGAGAGATAATACAGCCCGAACAATCTGAGTTAGATTTAGATAGAATAAACGGAGCAGCAAGAACTTTATACTTTAACGAGGGAAGTAGATTCCACGGCAGGGAGGGGTTCTTTGTTGATGGGAAATTTTATTTTGACTATGACATTGGATCTAGATTTGGACTTAATTCAGAAACGGCAAACGCTAACCCCACTTTTAGAATTGATAGAAGGGCTGGGGTTATAAACTTCTCGTCTCACATGGCTCATGAAACTTGCTTATTGGAATATATTTCTGATGGCATGGAGGGTGGAGATGACTCGTTAGTGAGTGTGAACAAGCTATTTGAGGAGTATGTATATGCTTACATAAAATATATGATAGTCAACTCTAGGGTGGGTGTTCAAGAGTATGTTGTCAGGAGGTCTCAAAAAGATAAGACAGCCTTGCTTAGAAACGCTAAAATACGATTGAGCAATATTCACCCAGGAAGACTACTAATGAATTTAAGGTCTCAGGGTAACATAATTAAATGAGAGAACGTAGGGAATTTACCGCAGGTAGAATGAACAAAGGGTCGGATGAAAGAATCGTCCCTGAAAGTCAGTATATCGATGCAATGAATATTAGAGTTAACAGTGCGGGTGACTCTGGTGAAATAGGTGCTGTACAGAATGTTCAAGGGAGTAAAAGACTCTCAGCGCTGGAGTTTGCAGGAATAAGACTTTCTTTTGATACCGTGTGCTTGGGTGCTTTTGCAGATGATGCCAATGAAACTATATATTGGTTTGTTCACGATCCGGGGGGTACAAACACAACAGGGGCAACGACGACTGCTGTGGATATGATTATCTCATATAACATGAGTACGGATCAATTGCTGTATCACGCCATATCTGTAAGTGTTTTAAATTTTAGTGCCTCTCACTTAATAAATGGCATAAATAAGGTTGGAGACTTATTGTTTTTCACAGACGACTTTAACCCACCAAGAAGAATTAATGTAACAAGGAACTATCCTTTCCCATCAGGGTCACCTTTCGCTGACAACGTTGACGAAGATGATTTTAGTGTGATACAAAAACCACCATCAAGCGCTCCAGTAGTGAGCACGATGAGCACGGGTAGCGAAGAGAATTTTATTGAAGACAAGTTTATATGTTTCGCTTACAGATTTAGATACAAGGATGGGGAGTATAGTGCATTGTCTCAGTTTAGTGAAGTGGCATTTGAGAGCAATAAGTTTAGCTTTGACAGGGGAACGTATGACAACGATGGGTGTACGAACAAGCACAATGCAGTAGATGTAACCTTTAACACGGGCACTGAAAATGTTAGCGACATACAATTATGCTTTAAGATAAGCGGCACTAACACTATTCATGTAGTTCAAAACTATGACAAGGTTGAATTTGGACTTGCGGACAATATTGACCACACCATAGTTTTTGACAACAGCAAGATATACACGGCAATTCCAGACAGCCAGCTTCTACGGATGTTTGACAATGTCCCTAGGCTCGCAAAGGCTCAAACCGTTATTGGGGGAAGGTTAGTGTATGGTAACTATGTGGATGGCTTTGACTTAGTTGATAGTGATGGAGCTAAAATAAAAATGACCTACACTGCTGAACGAAGAGAGCTGGATTTAGGAGTAACCAAAACTCAAGCGGATTCAGAAATTTCTTTTTCAAATCTAGACTACAACATTAGTGGAGGGGCAGTGACCGTAGACAATGCTCAAGCAAGTATTGATTTTTCAAATCAAAATTTAAACCAAGGTGCTTCTTTTAGGTTACTATTTAATTTTTCTAGAGAGGCTTCTTCGACCTATGTGCCAACATCTTCTGAGTTAAGTACATTTTCTTATGAAATGTTTTTTAAACTGCCCAAAGATTACAGCTCAGTATATGACTTATTTAATAGTCCTGAGTTTAAAAACGCATTGGGTTTTGATATAACTTCTCAGGGCTATACTAACATAGCCAATATAGACACCTCCAAGTCTGTAACAGATAACAATTCTTGCAATGCAACTGGAAAATTTACAGAGCAATATATGTGTGCTTACGAAGGTACTAGGAGTAGGCCAAGCATGTCTATAATTGCAAACGGGATTGAGGCCATTGGGACAAGTATAAGTAGTCTCGTTGAAACAAGACAGATACAGGTTACCCCTACGCTAGGTAACAATAGTGTAACGTTCAAGTTTCCAGCGTTTAAGTTGAACCACTCTAGCACCGATTTTTACGAATACTTTAGTATTGCTAGTATGGATTATGTGGCTTTACCTCCTGACGCAGGACAAAAGTCGCTTCATAGTAATAGGGATTACGAGGTAGGAATAGTTTATATGGATGAATACAATAGATCGTCTACTGTTCTTACATCTCAAAACAACAATTTTTTCATTTCGGCAGGGAATAATAACGAAATAAATGGAACTAGGGTAAGAATACCTGTGACCCAAAAGCCGCCGACTTGGGCTAGCAAGTATAAGTTCTTTATGAAGAGTTCGGGCGGGGACTACGACACCATATATAGTGACATCGTATTTATAGACGATGCTAATGGAACGGCTTACTTTAGACTAGAGGGTGACAACAAGCAGAAAATGAAGGAGGGGGACAGGTTGATTGTAAAATCAGATTCTGCTGGAGCTGTCGATAATTTGATAGAATGCACTGTGCTAGGCGTTGAATCTTTTGAAGAAGACGGACTTCCTGTACCTGCAAGCAGCCCATCGGGTCTTTATATGTCTATTAAGCCTGACGGTGATTTTGATGTAAGTAGTGGAGTTTCTACCTTAAAGATAATTGACCCTGATGCTGTAAAAACAAAAAGGAATAAGCAACCAGTATTGGCATTTGAGCTATTTGATACTGGAGGAGCAGATATAGCAATTACCGCAGGAAGTATTATATCTATGAAAATAAAACATCATAGAGATGGTACAAAAGGGAATTGTGATGGATTTTTTGATGAGTACATAATGGATGACTTTGTTGCTCAGTCTGATTATGCAAACTTTAAAGACTTTTTTGATAATCACTTGGGAGGTTTGGATTTTGATAGATTCAAAATTGATAGTGGCGATATTTCTTTAGATAGTCACTACGACCCCTCGATAGGGGACTCAATAAATGATGGAGGGTCTAACAATATATTTGGAAGCGACCCTAACGGCAAGCATGAATTTCAATTTGTAAGGCAATCTAATGGCGGGTTAGAGCTACACACTCGTGCTGGTAGAAGGGGTTGTGCTGGACGCAAGAAAGCAAAAAGCAACGGAATAATAAAAATTCAACAGTCTAATGGTACTTTTATATTTGAAACTAAGGCTCTTGAATTAAATAACGATATATACTTTGAGGGCAATCAAACATTTGACGTAGGCGTTGACGGGGCTAGCAAGAGAATTCACAAGGGTAACACACAAGATCAAAATACAGCGACAAGTGCTGATGCCATATGTGACCTTAACTTCTTTAACTGCATAATGTTCTCTAATGGTGCTGAGTCTATGCGCATAAGGGACAGGATAACAGACAACAAAATAACGCTAGGTGAAAGGGTTATGACTGTTGCAGAGAAAGAGTTTAAAGAGATAGACAGATTCGCATCCCTAACTTATAGTGGCGTTTTTATAGAGGAAACTGGATTAAACAAATTAAACGAGTTTAACTTAGGCGTTGCTAATTTTCAAGACCTAGACAAGTCTTTGGGCGAAGTTATGGTGATACAAGATATAGGTAACGACCTTTTAATACTACAAGAGGATCGGGTTTCTTATTGTCTTATTGATAAAACTTTGGTAACAACATCTTCGGGCAATGTTGCATTAAATGCTGAGTCAGATATTTTTTTAGGAACTCAGGTTGCTAGATTGGAGGAGTTTGGGATAAGCAGAAATCCTGAAAGTTTTGCTAGGCACGGAATGGATTATTTCTTTGCAGATACAAAAAGAGGTGCGGTTATAAGGTTAGCAGGGTCATCGGTAAGGGATATGGAAATGCTTGAGGTTTCTAAGATTGGATTGAGGTCATTCTTTAGAGACAACCTAAAAGAAAATATAAACAAACAGCATATAGGAGCTTTCGATGAAGACTCAGACGAATACGTTTTAACATCTACCGACACATCACTCCCAGCTGTAAATGTCATAGAGCCTTGTGATATTATAATACAGAGGGAAATAACAACAAGTAGGGCAGGGGACACAATAAACACAACGGTAGATTTAGGGGATGCGGTAGGCCCAGTTACTGTTGAAGTCAACATATCTGATTTGGCTCAGTTTGTATCTGAGGGTTCTAGTACAGCAAACCCTAATCAAAAAACATCGGGCACGACTACATCGTCTTCAGCAAACAAGTTAATAGACAGTAACGCTAAGTTTGTAGCAACAGTTACGGTTAACGACCAAGTTAGAATGACTGATGGTGCTGGTCTTGCTACCATATCTAGTATTGACTCGGATACACAACTCACATTAAGCTCCGACATATCATTGTCAGGTAGACGATATGAGGTTTATGCTTTTGCTGAAGGAAGAAAACTTATAGATACAAATGCCACGTTCGCTACGGATGGAGTTGCTCTTAATGATGTTATTGTAAATAAAACAACAGGGGCGGTTGGCAGTGTTAAGTCTGTTACGTCTGAGACAGAACTAATTCAAAATGCAGGGGGTGTCCTTAAATTAGGAGACGAATATTTAATTAAAAAAAGTTCTACGGGCTCTATTACGCCAACCATAACTTGGAATGGGTCAACTCAGGGAGGTAGTGGAAGTGCGAAATCATCAACGTCTTCGTTTGCCTTTACTAAGAGTGCCTCCAAGCCGAGCACTATGGACTTGTCTATATTGTTCCCCGCAAAGGTTATGGGTAATTTTGTTGTGAAAGCACCTTGCCCTGAACCTACTAGGTTAAATGTTGTTTATGTTGTCCTTAATAGCAACGAAAGTGATGACCAACAAGTTGGATATGCATTCTCAAGAATAGAAAGCGGAGGTTACTCAGACTTAGAAGGGGGGCAGTTTGTTTTAGGAACAGGAACAGACGCTACTGTCGTGAGTAGTTTTATTCAGAAGGCAGGATTGCCTGGAGAGGGTGTTATACCCGTCAGTGGTGATACAATAAGAATGGCTGCGTTTAATAATGGGTCGTTTGTTTTAGATGATATGACTGCTGCTGACCCTGTCCATAGGTTTAGAATACTTGAGACCTCTACGCAGTATACGGCATCTCAGATTCAAACAATACTAGCTAACTCTGAATTAAAGCCCCCGACATCTATTTCTGCTAACAGTGCAGGCGACGGGTACTTTGCTAACTTTAATTATGTAAGGGAGAGTGGGGAAAACTACTTGTATCTAATATGGGATTTAAGGAATGTAAACAGACCAGCTGATTTTAGTGTGGTTTCTCCTGCAAGTTCATTTGATGACAACCTAAATACTGTCTGTTGCACCACAGGAAGCACACAATTATATATTGATGCGGATGACCCATTGAAAGTAAATGGAGTATTTACGGATAGAGACTTGGCCAACATCGCAAACGATGGTCTGTACAGTAGGGGCAATGGAGTGGCTTATCATATAAATGGAGGTCAATTGTCTGAAATAGTTGACTGCCCTACGTGCGCTACGGCTTGTGCTACGTCAGCGTCAACTCCATTTGTGCCAGCTCAGGTTGTTTCAAACCAAGAGTTATATAGGTTGCCTGTGGAGCTTGGAAGCGCAACGGGTGCTGTTACTATCAGGATAAAGCCTAATGTTGACTTGTCTGGAGCTTTGTCGGCTACAGATCACGCAGGAATGATGATAGCTAGCTTGGGAGCAAATACGTTTAACTCATACACTTCGTCTGTGCTTGGGTTTGTTCAAAAGTTTTGGTCTCACAATGGCAAGATTGCGCCACTACCTTCTTCGGGTTCTGCTTCAGTTCCGTTTACGGTTAGAGATTTTAATGGTTCTTCTTACACGAACGATGGGGTTCAAAGTGTATTGGTAGACACCTCTGAGGTTACTGCCGCTACAAATGTGGCCGAGTATGTAATGATTGTTCCAAAGACATCAGCATCTCCATCCAGGCTGTTGCTAAACTTCTTCTGTGTTAAGGCAAATCTGTTCCAAATAACCGCAAGCTGTGCTACCGCACTGCCGTCATTCACTGGGTTCTTCAATGCGTCAAGTTCTGTTACAGCGTGTGCAGGAACACCTGCGACAACATTTTACCACTCAACATTTAGCGGTGGGTCTGGAGGTACACCTGTTCTACACGATATTATATTTACTAATTCTAATGGCTCAACAAGAGCATCAGCAGGGTTTTACAAGGTGGGTACTGATGTATTGACTGTTGATTCTAATGGAGTCGTAACAAATAAAGCATCATGCTAATAAGAAAAGGAGATAAGGGAGAAGAAGTAAGACAGATTCAGCAAGAACTCGATATTGAGGCTGATGGTGTTTTTGGTCCTGTAACTGAGTCTGCTGTGATGAGGTTTCAGGTTGAATCGCATCTAGAGGTAGATGGCATAGTAGGTCCTAAGACTTGGGCTGTAATGTTTGGCTTGACCACAGACATTCAAGAGTCACTAGACAGTCAACACGGAATTGTTATTAACCATCATATGCTACCTAAGCGTCAATACCTTAGAGGTCCAACTAAAAAGGAATGGCTGTTCTTACACCACACGGCAGGATGGCATAACCCGTATCGCACCGTTGACCATTGGGGTAGAGATAGCAGGGGCAGAATTGCAACTGAGTTTGTTTTGGGTGGGCCATCTATATTTAACGATGAGTTCAAGTACGACGGTGAGATTGTCAAGTGTATACCTGATGGAGGATATGCTTGGCATTTAGGAAGTAACGGATTCCAAGAGATGCATACAAATAGTGTGGGCATAGAGGTGTGTAACTTCGGATACCTAAAGGATGGGAAAACTTATGCTGGGCACACTGTGCATCCAGATCATTCCGTTGAGCTAGCAAAAGAGTTCAAGGGGTATAAGAATTGGCATAGATACTCTGACGCTCAGATTGAGTCTTTGCGTAAGCTAATATTGTTTATTGCAGACAGGGATAATATAAACGTCAGGGAGGGTCTTCCTGCCCTTATAAAGGAAAAGGGAGCCAATGCCTTCGAATGGAACAGAGAGGCTTACTATGGGCACGTTAGGGGCCTTCTATCGCATTCCAACACTAACAAGGGCAAGAGCGATATGTTCCCACAGGAAGAATTATTAACTATGTTAACAGAACTATAATGGCGTACACAATAACATATAGCCCTAATTTACCCAAAGGGGGAGGGTGGCCTTCATTTTACGGATACCATCCTGAGATGATGGTTGGAATGAATAGTGATTTCTTTTCTTTCAAGAATGGCAACATTAACATACACAACTCAAACGACAATGGTAGGGCTAGGTTTTATTCAGAAGAATCTACTGATGGAGATACATCTATAGTTGTCTTTACGACTCCTTTTATTGAAACCGTTTTTAATGAAAACCCAGTCGAGGCAAAAGTATACAAAGCGCTTAAAGTTAGTGGGAACAGCTCCTCTATATCATCCACAATGAGCACTGATATGCATAGCGGGAATATAAGTTCTTTTGAGAAGAAGGAGGACTCATACTATTCTTTTATAAATATGCCAATTACAGATACCGAAACCGACATGCGTTTTTCTCAAGGTATAGGTGTTTGCAATTCTAATACTGCAGCAAATAGTATACAATTTGACCTGCCAAGTATAAATACTATGATTTCTATTGGAGATAGAGTATTAAGTGCAGGGCCTCTTAACAACAACATTGCTAATACACCCCCAGTCTTTTTGGGAACTATCACAGCCATCACTAGCACGGACACAACAACAACAATAACAACCACAGGTGGATCAACCGCAAGCACCAATGACTTTGTATACGCAGTGCCAAATCCTTTAACTAGTGACGAGTCTCACGGCCTAACAGGGCACTATATGATTACTAAGATAAATATGAATTCTTCAAGCCTTGTCGAGTTGTACGCTGTAGATGCAGACAAAATGAAAAGTTATCCGTAACTTAGGGGCATTGCAATGATTGCAATTCACAAAATATAACATATATGCCCATATTAGCAACCATAGGCGCTATAGCAGCTGGAGTAAGCGCAGCCGCCTCAGTAGGATCAGCAGCAGGTGCGGGTGTTCAGGCAAAGAAGTTTCGGAATAAAGAAGCCGCAAACAGAAAAGCCACGGCAAGAACCATAGCAACCAGAAAAAATCTTTTAACTAGAAATGTCATGGAGGAGCAAAGAGTTAGGTCTCGTGCTTTCGATATGTTACTTGCTAGAGGAGAGGCAGGTAAAGCCTTAGGTGTCCAATCCGTTCAGGAGATGGGTCAAAGAGGTGCATTAGCAGGAGTGGGGTCTGTTGTTCAAAAATTTACTGATTCAGATCAAAATATATTAATGAGGTTGGATGAGGCGCTTCAAAACCAACAAACAAGAGAGTTAGCTCAAGAGCAGAAGAACTTAGATGAGATGGGAAGAATTATGGAGGCAGAAGCTCAAGGTAGTGCAGCGGCGGCCCAACAAGCTGGGCAAGATAGAGCAGGAGCCTTGAACCAAATGGTATCAGCAATTGGAAGCGCAGCCGCTAGTGCAGCAAAACTTGAACCCCTAGTCCCAACAACAAAAAGCGAAACAAAAGGGTTTGAATTATTTCAGGCAATAGGAGGGAATCAAGACGCAATAGATTTAGTTTCAAAAGAATTTGGAGGTGCTGCAGGTCTTACTGGAGCAGGGGCAATGGGATTCTTCCAATCACTACCTGCTTCAGATTTAACAAGTATAATGGAAGGTAGAGAGTATGGTGGTATTGGTGCACTAGATTTTGACGCTTTGAAACTTTACGGAACTAACGCTAACGATTAAAACATAGGCATGTCTAAATATTTTGGATTCAAACCAAATGAGGGGTACAACAGGGTTATAGACTTTAAGACTATTAGGTCGGATATTGACGCCCAGTTAAACAATATAACGAAAGAGAAGGAGGAGAAAAGAGAGGAGATAAGAAAAGCCACGAATGACTTGGCTACTCAGCTAGAAGATAGGTCAGGGTTCGGGGCACATGATGAGTTAAATAGAGGGTTACACGACATAGCAGACCAAATAAAGTTTAACAAACTATATATGTACGAGCAGGCCAAGGCAGGGCAAGTAAATTGGTCTACTTACAACAAATACTCTCAAGACACTAAAGCTGGGTTAGCAAGTGTTCAAACAATGATGGCTGCTCTTCAAACAAGAGCCGAGTTAGTACTAACCGACGAAACATCGCTTGGGGCAGAGGCACATCTTTTAGATGACAAGCTAGGGTCAGGTGGGTTTTTTAAAGAAAACAAATTATATCAAGCACCGGGTGTAGCTGGCATTTTATTCGTTGGAACTGACGAAGAGGGGAATATTGTATATGACGAAAATGGTGAAATAAAAGATGCTATGGCTCCTGCTGAAATGGTTGCTTACGACAGGGAGGTTGGTAAAAAAGAAGATTTTGAAACTGAAATTGTAAACAGAGTAAACACCTATGCTCTTAATATAAATAACAATCCAAGCGCAGTGAGCCAAGTTGTTAGCCAAGTTCACGTAGATATAGAGGACGATATCGATGCAATGAGCCCTAAGCAGGTTAGCGACTATTTAGACCAATACGGTGGTGACACAAAATTCGATTATGGAACTAAGCAAGAGGCTGAAGAATCTATAATGCAATACAACAATTTAACTAAAGAAATATTTGAACTTTCATCTCAAATAAAAACGGGAGAAAAATTAGATGGCTCTGACTTGAGTGATGAAGAAAAGGCAAATATGGAAAATAGAATAGGGAGTCTTCAAAATCAGCTAGATAAACATAAATTATTTATGTTCATTGAGGAGGGCAAAAATGGAGCCGTAATAGATTATGAAGTTTCACAAGCTCATAGAACTATGATGAGCGAGCTTATGACTACAGATTACTATGCAAGAATAGGGTCAACCACGCAGGCCAAACTCGTGTCACAAGGAAGAACAGCAGAGGAGAAGAAGTATGCAGGATACGCTCACTCTATATCTCAAGGTGTGCAGTCATTAGCAAGCGCATCAACGAACGCAGAATTAGCGCAAGCCATAGGTCGATTAAAATCATCTATGACGGGTCAAATTTCTGGGCTTGAATCTCTTGCTTTTAGTGTAGATGAATATTCCCCTCTTCCTTTAGGTGATGGGACGTTAAAAGTATCTGTTCTACTTAATGGAACGGTTCATGCTTTTGATATAGCGAACGAAAGTGAGGCGAATGACCTTGCAAAGGGGCTTATTGACCTTGGAGGCGCACATAGCTACCGAAGAACCGCTAACGAATACGAATATTCATTTGATCCTGTTGTAGGTGCTGACCCTGATTTTAGGGGCGACATACTCCCCGGTACACCCATCGGTCCAGGTAAATAATTAAAAAAACAATGGTATATAGCTCAAAAAAACAAGAATTATATAAGTTCTTAAAAGACAGGAAACTTGTTGCTGCTACCGAATCCGAGTTTAGCAAGTTGTTTGATACCATTGGGTATCAAGACCAAATATTTAATGAGCTAAAAAGTGGCGGGTTTTATGCGGGGAGCAAGGGTCAGTTTTTGGATGAATTTTCTACTATTTCTAGGTCGGACTTAGAGAGCCTGAGTGCAAACGAAATATTCACGGAAAAGGACGGCAAAAAATCAACCGTCACATCCCAAGTAGGAAATTTTGCCGAGAGTATGGATCCGGGCGCAAAGCTAAATTCATACATAAGGGAGCTGTCAAATAGCCCTCAGTTTGACGATAAGTCTAGACAGAGAGTGCAAGGAGCAGGCGTTAGGGCAGCCACCCCTTCAGACCCTTCAAAGTTTAAAGGCTTTGAGTTGTATGATAGAAATAATGGGGAGGTTATATCAAAGTTTGATTATAGCTTAACTAGCTATGGCGAAAGACAAAACGCTCTTCAATCAGCAATGGGTGATTTGCTCACTTGGGCTCAATCAAAGGGGCCGTCAGATATTGAACCACAAGGTCCTGGATTAGACTACCAAAAACTTTACGGCACGATTACAGAGCAGACAAAGCAAAGGTCAGCGCAGGTCTTGGCGCTTCAAGCTCAATATAGTTTTCCGACTCGACAGGGCGAGTTAACAAATATGACATTAGGTGAGGGGCAGACTATTGAGGGTAGAATGAGACCCGACTTAGACCCCGCCAATCTAACTACTCAAGACCCTGAAGAGGGGATGAAAGGTACGCTTCCTAGAGACGCAACGGCAAAGGCCTCTGTTTTTGGACAGAATCAAGTTGGATACGTCTATGCGAACGGATTGTATAATTCGGGTAATTATAGCCTAGACAATGCCTTGAGTGAATATGAGGGCAAAAAGATAATTGACAGCGAAGGCAGGGAGCAAGTGGTTAAGTCTGCTAAAAAACAAGAAGCCGAATCTGGAGCTATGGAAATAGTTTTGGAATATGAAAAGGGTGGAAGTGATAAGGTTTTTCAAGAGGAGGGGATAGAAAAGATTGCTCTTGGCAATTTATATGACATATCTAAAATAAGAGACGATTTCGACCCAAGTCTAGAACAAACTATTATGGATGATCCTGACCGTTTGTATGGAGAGGGCTCTGTAGGGAACCTTGACGCTTTCAAGTCAAATGATCCTGAATATGTTTTTAACGATTTTAAAGTAAAGGTTGACGCATTAATGTCTTTAAATGACATGGGTGACGAAGAATTGGTTTCTCAAGCAACAGAATACGCCAACAACATATTAAAAAATATACCACTAAGCGCATCAACTAAAAGTTTTGTTGGAGATGTTTACGACGCTAGCTTAGGTAAGACAATTAAGAAGCAATTTAGCAGTAGAGATGAATATTTTACCTACCTAGTTAACAGATACCTTCAAGAGGCAAATCCTAGGTATGGCCAAACAAGCGAATTATCTACACTTAGGGATAATGTTTTCAATGCAGGTGAGGGGAATCCCTATATGCATGGATATACATTTAAACTTAACAACTCAGACTATACCATAGCCGAAGTGTTAAAACACACTAGTAAGAGTGGCGAGTACAATATTGCCCTAGCTAACAAACCGGTGGGGGAAGCTAGAGGTATATTCGAGGGGGTTGAATCTTATAATCTTTATGACAGAAACATATGGGAAAGGTTCAGAGACAATGTGACTCTTAAGGATGAAAGGGCTTTAGTTGAGGAGCAGGAAAGAATGGACGATGTTCAGGGTGAGCTAAAGAAATACTATGATTATTATCAAGATGCTTTTTCTGCGGCATATTTATCAGGCGAAGTTGACTTGGCTAGAGACTTTTACAGAACACTTAAAAACATCGAAAGAAACTCTGTTGGAATCGTAGACTCTGAGACCATGGAGTTTTTTAAAGAGCTCGAGTACGTTCAAGATTGGAAAGAGGATGACTTCGAGTCTAAGCCCTTAACGCTTCAGGCTATAGGAAATATTAAAAACACCTTGGGTGGTTCAGCATACAAGGCCGTGGTGGGCACTATAGGCTTGGCTGGATACGCAATGAATTGGTCTGACGAAAACAAATTTGCCGACGACATAATAGAGTGGTCAGGTAAAATGCACAAAGCGGGGAATCTTAGAACTGACAACCTAACATCTGATTACTTTTCTTCTCCTGTTTATGGAAGCAGTTTAGAGTACGAGGGCTACAAAGTATATGTTGATGAAACGGGGAGGCCTACAAATGTTTACACTAGTGAACTTGGTCACGTTTCGGAGGCAGAAAAAAGGAAGGTATTAGACCAAATAAGCAAAGACGAATCATTTGAAGAAAGAGAGGTTAAATCAAGGGAGTGGTATAACCCTTCACTTGCAGGAACAGTTGGGTCTTTAACGAGGGTATCCTCTGATTTGGCTGTTTTGGCTGCGGGAGGTGGTATTGGATCTGGACTTACTAGAGGAGCATTGAAGGCCCTGCCAAAGGCTGCTCAGTACTCTACTCAATTGATAAATGCGGCAATGCCAAAAGTTATTGGTACGTCTATTATTGCTGGTCAACAATATAACGACCTAAGGGAATATGCTTTACAAGCTGGATTTTCTGAAGACGAAGCCAACAACTATGCGGGCAGAGTGGGTCTTGCTATTGGTTTTACTAACATGGCGTTTGGTGGACTTGAGAAAGGATTAGTCGGTGGAGGGTATAGATCTATGACTCCTACGGTGACTGCGGCGGCCTCCAAACTTGCCCCTGAGCAAGTAATGAAAAACGTTGTTAAAGGGCAAACTGCTAGGTTTCTAAAATCAGGTGTTATTGAAGGCGCAAAAGAGACGTTTGAGGAAGTTGTTCTTGAAAACCTAGTTCAGTCAGGGTATCACGGGTATGCCGCGGCACGGTCTGATAATAAGATTGAGGAGCATACTAGAACTGCTGATGAAATATATGAAACTGTTCTCGTGTCTTTCATCACTGGATTTGCGGGCGGAGGACGCTCTGTTACTGGAGAGATTTCAAACTTAAAGAATGCTCAACAATTTGAACTTGACGAGTTATTGTTTCCTGCAGCCAAAAACATAAATGCATCCAAGAAGGCGGTAGAAAGACTAGTTGCTGATGGAGTTATTACTAGCAAAGTAGGAATTGACCTTAATAAGAATCTTGAGTACGCACACAGGGCATATGAAAATATGTCTCCAAGGGTTAAGGACAAAGAGAGTATAAACTTAATTTACAGCAATGAAATGGCTTCTCAAAGACTAGAAGCACAAGCCGCTAGGGAGAGAAATCCAAAAAGAAAGAAAAGAATAGAGAATAAGGTTGAAAAACTACAAACCATAAACTCCACAATAACTGGCCTTCAAGAGGTTTATGACACAGGTGATTCAGCGTATGTGTTAAATGGGGAGCTGGTGAGCAAGGATGAAATATTATCTTTTTTCGACAACAACAATCCAAAGACTTTTAAAAGAACTCAGTATCAAGTTATAAATGATCCTAACGTAGCGTCTGAAATACAAGATATAACCTCAGAATCTTTAGGGTCTCCTTTGGCTCAGTCTGACATCATGTCTTCTTTAAAGTCTGAATACGATACGTCCAGGATTAAAAAGGGAAAGTCTAAATCTCAGCAAAAAATTGATGACATAAAATCAGAGATAGATGACGCTGATGGCGTATCAAGGTCAATGCAGAATGCTAGGCAAAAAGACGGAAGCTACCTGTTTTCTGTAAAGCCTCCTGAAGGATTAGAAAGTGAGGTTGTAAAAACAGAAGCTGGAGAAACCTATAAGGTTACTAAAGAGGCTGGAGATGAATTTATAACTAAGCTAAACCAATTCAAAGTAGAAAAGGGCGCAGAGGCATCTGCTGAAATAGAAGAGAGCAAGGCAAGGCAAATAACGGCTAATTCACTAATGGCCAAAACTAAGTTAACCAAAGAGGACCTGTCTGAAATAAAAGAGGGGTATGATAATATTCTTGCAAGCCTTAACGCTGAATTGTCAGAGTTACAATCGGGCAAAAAACAAAAAGACGGCAGTTATTTTTTCAAAAAAAGACCTAAAATTGGCAGAGTCACTCCAAGTAGAAACATATTTAATTACACTACGGGTTATACAATGTCTGAGTCTGATTTTGAAGAGGCAGTTGAAAACAGGAAGAGAAATATTGAATATTTTTCTAAGGGATCTGAATTGGCAATCAGCGATTCCTCTCAGGAGTTTGACAGCAGAAGTAACCTAGCATATAGTCAGGTTGGCGCTTTAATTAATGCAGGTAAAAAACAACGAGCGCTAGAAGTATATTCAGATTATGTTTTAACCGCAGGGGATTACAATGCGTTTAGTGAGTCTAGTATAAACCAAGAGTTTGAAGAAGAAATTGTTAATACTGGAGTTCTTAAAGTAACCTTAGAATCAAAAAAGGCCCCAGCTGAGTTAACGGAAAAAATAAAAGAGGTTAGAGAGGCTGAGAGGGTACGTTATAGTGCTATTGCATACCATAAAAAAATATACATACCTGGACCTAATGCTAGAAAGGCTCTTAAAGGAGCCAAGTCAGAGTTTGCTAATAAAGATGGGATAGGGGTTTCAAATGTAAAACCACCTCAAGAGCTGGGCTATACATATGCCACGGTAAAAATTCCTTTTATGAGCCGGCCAACTGACATAACATTTAAGGGCGGTTTTTCTCTTAATCAGACAAAAGAATTGTATGTTTTTGAGGATTTTGATAAATATAATAGTCAATTTACTGAAAACAAGAATACGTTTGAAGCCCTCAATAACTTTTCGGATGCTCGTAGAAATATTTTAGGAAGAGCGGATGCGGCAACCGAACAGGAGGAGGCTGCTCCAGCAACTGAAGAAGTAGCACAAGAAGCACCTGCTGAAAAAGTAAATATTCAACCAACTGATAGCAGTAATCCATCTTTTGAAGAAGGGAGTATGCAAACTTTTAGCGTTGATGGTGGTGTTTTGGAGATAGGTAGAGTAAAAGGGAATAAGGTATTTTCAATATTGCGCTTGCAGGTAGATGAAAGTCAAAGGAGAAAGGGCAAGGCGGGGGCCTTGTTAAAAGCAGCTATATCATATACTGACGGCCAAATTTCAGGAGTTGCAACTAACGATGCTTCTGTATCATTGAATTATAAATTAGGGATGAGGGCTAAAGGAGATGAAAATTTATCTTTAGAAGAGACATTAGCCAAAAGAACAGAAAAATCTGAGGATGGTACTATAACTATGATTGTTCCATCAAAAAAGGGCGTAACCGAAGAGGCTGTGACCCCAGCTCCTGTATCAGAGGATCAAAAGCAACCGCCAAAAAAGGTTGTTGCAAGGAAAATAGAGGATAAGCCAAGGGTAGATGAGTTTAAAGAAAAACTAGAACAACCATTTGCTGAAGGCGCAGAGGTTACGATTAAAACAGATACTGACTTAAACAGAACTAGAGGCGTAGAGACAACGACATTTGTTCAGACTATATTAGATGAGAAAGGTCGACCAAAGACACAAAACTACAAGACATATAACTCTTTAGAGCAACTTGCTGAGAACTTAGATGCCGACATGGATGCTGAAGCAAACAAACCGGCTGTTGAGCAATATGCAGACGCAAAAAACAAAGAGATACAACTAGTAGAAGTAAGGGAAAATAAGTTTGAAAAGTCTCCAAACTTCGGACAGCGATTTGCCACCATTATTATTGATGGAAAAAGAGTAGAGGTTCAGCTAGAAGAGGGATTTGCTGGAAGAAGGGCTACTGACGTGAACTCCTTAACTGCCATAAATAAAGACATATTTGGGCTAAGTAATAAGAAGGCTAAAGCGGCGGCAGTTATCAGCGACAGAATGGTCGAGGCTATGGCAAAGAGAGATGGCATTTCCAAGGAGGAGATGTACAAGAAAATCTCTTTCAGAAGAAGCCCTGGAGGAATCCCTAAGACTATGAACCCTGCAAGCCTATTGTTCCAATCGGACTATAGCTCAAGAGACAGCAAAATAACCTTTACCTTTTTCAAGAACTCCAAGGAGTTTGACGATGCTGTTAAAGCTGGATTAATTGAGAAAGATGTATCGATTGAATCATTGGATGGCAAAACGGCAGTGTTCCACCAACCAGATGACGCTTCTGTGTCCAACTTTACATACAAAGGAGAGACTATTTTAAAGGGTCAGGGCGGTGCTCTTTACCCCATAGTGTTTAAGCAAGATGGAGACGTACAGCAACCAGTTTGGGCTAGCACAGGAGAGGCCGCTGCAAGTGGACTTGTTAACCTTATAAATGAGTCGGGAGTAAGCAATGAGGATGGCGTGGCTAGAATGGTCCTTACTACGGGATCAAGAACTAAAAACCTTAGCAACTCAAACTCAATGGAGGGCGTTGCAAGCATCTTTAGCGCTTTTTCAAACAACCCTGACTTTGGTATAACCGAAAACACATATAAGAAGTCTGTGGTAGCAGCAATGAAAAAAGCTGGTATAGAAAACAACCTAACCACAAAGAGTTCTTTAGACGAAATAATGACCACTATACAGGTTGTGTCAAGACCACAGAACACAAACTTTCAAAAAAGAAAGGACTTTAATGAACAATTGATTACTGAGATATTAAGCAGAAGTAATAATAACGCAAATAGCAAGTTTGTTAAATCTATGAAGTCATTCTTTGCTGACACGGGGTACAAACTGTCTGTGTCTAGTAGAAGAAACTTAGCGATTAAAAAGGGAGATAAAGGCGGATTGGTGAATGGATTTGCTTACGTTTTAGGAGAGCCTATTGTAAGGGATTTAACTAGTAATGGATCGGGTCAGGCTTATGCTGTGATTGAAGTTACAAGACCTGAAGGGGTTGCTCTTGATGCTCCATTAGTGGAGGCAGTTGCAGATGATGCTCACGGAAGTTATCCATTTGCAATAAAAACCATTAACCCTCAGTCTAAGGTTAGCGTCAAGTTCTTTGATAAAACGTCTCCTAGAGAAAACATAGTAGAGAATCCCAACAAGCAAGGGGAAAGGTTCTCTGATGCTCTTTCTGATTTAGAGCAAGGAAGGCCACGTAAAAGTGCTCACGGCAAAGTGTTCCCTGGGCAAGCGGGTGTCTCTTCAAGCATTCTTAAAATGATGACCGAGAGTCCTGTCGCTCAAGAGACAGAGAGCCAAATAGTAAAATCAGACATCGAGGAGTCCACCAACAGAATGGAGTCCCAAGATGGAGCAACCTCTACGGTTCTTGATGAGGATTCAGAGGTTGTGTTTCACGGCTCACCAACACCACTTGAGGGGAAAACCATAAAACGAGGGCCATCGGGAGCAATATTCTTGACTCCAAACAGAAGGTATGCAGAAATATATTCTACTGATAGAGGGGGTGAAGTAACTCAAACAATAATTTCCAAACAAAAGAAACAGAATCTATTCGATTTAAGAAACCCTAAGCACATTGAGAAACTAAAACAAGGGTTTTTAAAAAACAATGAGGAGCTTGAAGTAGAATACGATTCAAAAGAAGATGCTTTACGAGATTACAATAATGCTATTAGAAGCATGAGAGAGGCATCAGAGGGTGGAAATGGCATAAATGATTGGGCTACTGGCAGTCAGTTTATTGACCAAATGGAGAACGCAGGATTTCAAGGAGCATTGTTTGCCGAAAGACCCGAAGGTGTTATTGATGAAAGTGCTGTGATTAGCTATGCCTTGTTCGATAAGCAACTACCAATTATGAGTAGGGAGCAGACCTCTACGGTTCTTGATGAGGCCAAGGAAATGTCTGTTCTGCCATTACCTGAAAGATTCCTATTGGGATACGAAGAAGCAACAGGCAAGAGCGTATCTGAAAAAGACAAGCAGTCGTTTTTGTATAAGCTGGGGCGTAAGTTTAAGTATCAGCCTGGTGGGGTGTTTGTTGACATGAAGCAATTCAAGGCTGTAAATAACTTCACGGGAACTTCAGCTAGAATTAGTGTTGATCCTGAAACGGGCAAACCATCCCTTAGTGTATCCGATAATGTTTCTGAAACAGATGTTACTAAGGGTAAGGGCAAAATTATTAGAGTCAACCTATTCAAGAAGTCAGCTGGATGGAAGTGGACGGCAAACTTCGACGGGAACACCTATGAGAATTTAGATAAGATAGTTTCCGTGAAGGTTGGAAGCAAGCACATATACACCCTCAACTTCGACGGGGCTGTGCCTGTAACACTAAAGAGCTACCCTAAGGAGCCTTCAGAGCCTAGATTAAAACCAACAACAAGGGGTTCTGTTCACCTAGGGCCTATCATTGGTGAGATAACTAGGAACAACATTACGAACCCCGTATACTCCACAGTAACGGTATTTGACCCTAACGACAAGGCAACTATAGATAGGCTCATAGAAAGAGCTCAGTCCAGATCAAACTCGGCAATACTGCCTACGCAAGAAAATTACAACAACCACCAGCTAAAGGATGTTCCCGAGTCGTTTGTTAAGTTCCAAGAGAACAAGGGGGCTGTTTTTTCTAAGCACGGGAGGCATATAATATTTGCATTAGAGAATCCTGATATTTCAACACCTCTTCACGAGATGGCTCACGTATATGAAAATTACCTGACCAATGCAGATAAGAAGGTTGTTATGGATTTTGCGGGCGAGAAGCAATGGAACAGGTCTGTAAGTGAGAAGTTCGCTAGAGGGTTTGAAAAGTATCTTGCTGAGGGTAAGGCCCCTTCTACCAATCTCAAAAAAATATTTGAAAGTTTCAAGACTTGGCTTACTGATATATATAATGGCATAACAGGTTCAGCAATAGACATCGAGTTGAATGATGGGATGCGTGCCATATACGCCACTATGTTAGGCGGTGAAGTTGTTTCTGAAAAGAAACCTGCCCCCACAAAAGCTAAGAAAGCAGAGCCAACGGTTGAAGTGGCTGAGGCTAAGAAAGCAGAGCCAACGGTTGAAGTAGCTGAGGCCCCCGTGTCTACAGAAAAATTAGACAGTTTCAAGGCTGAAGTTAAAAAGGTCTTGGCTAGTGACAAAACTCTTACGGCAAAGAAGAGCGCCCTGAAGACAATGGTGAACAGACAGGCCAAGGGTCTAAACTTGGTGGGCAAAGAGGGTCGATTTGTAGATAGGCTTGGGAAGGCTAGGTCTGAGATGTCTATGACCAACGCCATAAATGACTTTATAAAGGTTGCTGAAAAGCAAGCGAAAGTTCCTGGAAGAATGATTGTTGTCAACGAGGCTAAGGAGTTGATAAAGAGAATTAAAGAAATTGACCTTGCAACTAGGCGTGCCGAGATGAGTGTGAAAAAGCGTAGCGTTGCAATGCTTAGAGACATTGAAGCCTTCTTGAAAGAAAACAAGATAAGCAAGGAGAATAAAGTAAACGCTCAGATACTCAGAAGGCTGAAGTATGTTATAGGCAAGAAGAACCCTAACACAATAGCTAGGTTTGAGGCTTATCTAAACAACATAGTTAAGGATGCGGCATACGCTGAGAAGTTTAAGAATGCGGATGGTATCAGAAAAAAAATAAAAGGCAAAAGAAAAAGAGACGCTGTACCTGGAGACATCAAGGCAATTGCGAATGATTTTATAAGTCTAAACATAGAGAGCGTTCCTAACATAGATGAGTATACTCAATTGGGTGCTATTATTTCAGCTGGAATGGAGAACTCCAAGATGATAAAGGGTGAGCCTCGCATGCCAAAGACATTTAACAAGTCTGAAGTAAACGCATATGTATCCAAGGAGCTGGCAAGGCAAAGAGATAAGCAAGCCGAAGAGCTAAAGCAAAAACTAGTAGACGAGGGGTTAGATCCAAAAGGTCTTACAATGTCTCAAATGAAAGCAGCCCTGAGGGGAGACCAAACGACAAAAAAGGAAACAACCAAAGAACTTATAAATAATTTCAATGCTTTATTTGAAAGGCTTACGCCAGACGTAGAAGCAGAAATAAAAAACAGGGGTCTTGGTAAGCAAGATGCTAAGTTGGTCAAGGACTTTGTGGCTATGGATTTAAACCTACTCAAGGATAGAGCTATGGTTATAAAAGCCGCCAATGTATTGACTAACTTCTTGGAGAATGGTAGCTTATATGGAATGTCTGAATCCGTTAGTTATCATACTGGTAGAAAAAATTTACTTCAAGATATTGAGGATGGCCTTAAAGGGGCGAAAAGGTCAAAGTATAACATTATTGGAAAATTTGACGACAGAACGGCAAGAACTTTTTATAGTACCCTGATTTCTGTTATGGGGGGCACAAACAAGTCTAACACATTTTTCAATAACTCTGGTTCAGCGGATCTCGTTAAGGGGTCAAACTCTGGAGAGAAGACAGTGAATGAATACTTGAATGGTTTTGCTGATTTAAGGGATGGCAGTATAAGAAAAGCCGTGTTCTCTCTTAAACTAAGCAAGTTGCCTTCACTGAAAAAAAGAAAAAACAACACATATGACCAGCACGTAGAAAGAGCTATGTACGCTCACTTAGATAGAATAGAGGAGGGCTCTAGCAAGGAAGAGGCTTTTGCGAATAATAAAAGAATGCTTAAAGAGTCTGTAGAGGTGCTAACCAAAATAGATTCTAAAAAAGGTGAGGCTCAACAAAAAGTATACGATAGAATAGTAAAGGGTTCTGAAACAATAGAGGATGTTGTGACTAAAATGAATCCTGATTCCTTAGGGTTGGTTAGTTATTGGAGGGACTTATACTCAAAGCACTTTCCAGAGCTAAAAAGAGTTACTGAGCAGTACTACAACAAACGACTACCTAACGATCAAAACTATTTCCCAAGGTCTTTCATAACGATTGACCCCACAGAGTTTGCGGAGGAGGCCGCACAAAGTTATGGCGCTCAAAGACAGGCTAGGATAACATTAGACACTCAGAAAATTAAATCACTTCCAAAGGGCAAGATTCTTAATTTAGATTTTGATAGGGTGGCCTACACTAGGCTGAGAGAGGGTCTCATTGATGCTAGAACCGTGGAGTCGCTGAAGCAAATAGATGGATACGTGAACTCACCTGAGTTTATTGAAATTGTAAACACAAAGGAACAAGTAGAAAGAGTTAGGAGTAGGATTGACATCTATAGGAGGCTCAAAAGAAATGAGCTGGGGCAACCCCTAGATACTGATGTAGAATCAAATAAGGCGGTTAAAAAGGTGTTCAGAACTCTTACCACCGTAGGTATGGCGAAGGTTATGGTTCAAGTGAGTCAATCTATGAAGCAGTATTTGACCGCAATGATTAGTGCCACGAGTCAAGTTGGAGTTTCGAACATTATAACAAAAGACATCATTTCTGTTTTTAATCCTTATAGTGAAGCAAATAAATTTATAGACAGAACAAGCCTTTCAATTATAAATAGAGGCTATGGGTCAAGGGTAGAGGTAGGAATGGAAGAGAAGCTATCAAGGTCATTATCTGCATCTCAAAATTTAGCGTTCTCTGGGCTAGATGTGATAGATTCAATTTCAACAAGTGCACTTCAATTGTCTGTTGGGTTTTTTGATAAGATGGCTGCAAGAACAGCGTTCCTTGGGTTTTACAAGAAGAAGCTAAAGCAGATGGGGCTTCCTCATAAGAACATTGATTGGGCGAGCCACGAATTAAATGAGGAGGCTGCTTCATTCGCAGACATCAAAGTTGCAGATACTCAAAACGTATCCGATGAGGATATGAAGGGCGCATTTTTTACTAACAAAAACAGTGTAGCTAGAGGGCTTATTAAAATATTTATACCCTTGTCAGGATTCAGACTTAATGCAAGAGTTAGAGTTAATACTAGTGTTAAGATATTAGCAAGTCCAGCCACTACGATAGAAGACAGAAGAGATGCAGCGGCAAACCTTGTTGGTACATTTAACGAGATGGTTAGTTATGTAGCTATAGGCTATATGATGGGTAGATATTTATTTGCCAAGGCTGGTGATAAATTAGGGTTTGAGGATCCAAACAAGTGCGATGAAAAGGTTGGTGCACTTGGATTTGTAATGTGTAAAAAGGACTTGGATTATATCATTGGAATGTATGGCGGTAGATTTTTAAACGATTTATTAAACCCATTCCCACCTGGGGATGAGCAAGCAATAGTATTGTACAACAAAGCATTAAATCTTCTTTCTGAAAAAGACGAAGTGGATCAAGAGGATTTATTTAGAACATTTGACACTGGGGGATATAACCAAATGCTTGGTATTGCTGGGGTTGTTTTTGAAGATATAGAAGGCATGCTAGAATACCAAAGACTTGCAAACACGGGGGAGTACATTTATGAAGATGAGTTCGGCAATAAGACCGTAAAGAAAATATCTCCTGAGAGTCAAGCCGTATTACAAGAGTATATGGTGTTTAACTACTTCTCACCGGTTAGGGAAGTCAGAAGGTACATCAACAACCTTGTGACACACACCAAAAGGATGGGAGAGGATAATTTCTATACTGATGCATTCTTTGAGCAAACGTATGGCTATGTTATGGAAAAACACAACCTAACTGTGGATCAAATCAAACAATACGTTACATACGAGTTTGACAAGTTTGGCAACAGAAAAGATGGCTTGAATCCAGAGTATGAGCTAACTGAAAACGCCTTGGCTAATCTCAAAAGAAACAACCCTAAGGAGTATCAGGTATACCAAGATATACAAGCGGCGATAGAGGAAGCAGAAAAGGAGTACAAGTTTATGAAAACAATGTACAAAGCATTAAATGATTATACTACTCGCCAGC